GGCTATGGCGGTAGCGAGATATTCCCGAAGCAGGTAAGTCTCAACCTTGAGCGTGGCGATGTGGGCAACTTCCTCAACATGCCGTACTTCGACCATGAGAATGGTTTGAGGTACGCCTTCAATCTGGACGGTACGGCGGCTACTTTAGAGCAGTTCTTTGCTTTGGTAGCAGAGAACGTACAGACGCACGAGCAGGCCCTGTCTTTAGTCGTTGAACAAGATCAATCACTGCCCATACCCGACGGCCCACCTTGCTTACAGATACTGTGCAAGGAAGGTATAGGGGAAGGGGCTAGGAATAACGGGCTGTTCAACGTTGGTGTTTACTTACGCAAGGCGTATCCCGACACGTGGGAAACAGAAATCCTGAACCACAACATGAACTTTATCCACCCTCCGCTGCCCTTGGGCGAGGTGAATACGGTCGCCAAGCAGCTTGAGCGCAAAGACTATGCGTACAAGTGCAAGGACGCGCCAATCAACGCGTACTGCAACCCCGAGCTATGCAAGACGCGTAAGTTTGGTATCGATGCTGCTGTCTCTGGCGTACAAATCGCCAATCTGCGCAAGTACAACAGTGTTCCGCCCGTGTGGTTCTTGGACGTTCAAGGTCAGCCCTTGGAACTAGGGACAGACGACTTGATGAACCAAGCGGCGTTTCAACGTGCCTGTGTGGAGCAGTTGAACTTCTTTCCTCGTACTGTGCAAAAGGCTCAGTGGGAGCAGCGTATCAACGCTTTACTCAATGAGATGAGCGACACCGAGGGGCATGTGATTGAGGTAAGCCAAGATGTCAGTGTGAACGGGCAGTTTGCAGACCACTTGGAAGAGTTCTGCACGGGGCATCAAGCCGCTGATGAGAAAGAACAGATCTTACTCAAGCGACCATGGACTGATGAAGATCAGAAAGAAACGTACTTCCGGCTCAAGGATCTGGAGGCACACTTGGTAAAAGCTAATTTCAAGGCGTACAAAACGCACCAGATCGCGCAGAGACTGCGTGACGTAAACGGCGAAGCAACTCAGCTTCGTATACAAGGCAAGGTTATTCGTTTGTGGAAAATACCCGCACATGAACAACTGATCGGTCGCGTGGCAGAGCCATCGTTCGGTAAAGAAGACGAGATACCTTTTTAGGAGGAACAATGACAGGACTAGTATTTCCAGAGGGCCTACGGGTCTTTAAACCACGGCAGAAGGCACCTGAGTTTGTGAAAGGCGCTTTGTTGATCAACCGGCAGGAACTGATTGATTGGCTGCAACAGCAGACAGAAGAAGAGATCCGAATCGACATTCTACAAGCGAAAGCCCCCAAAACAGGGTGGTATTGCAAAGTGGACGATTGGAAGCCAGATAGCGCCCCGCAGGCCGACTTTTGATAGTTCTCGAAGGCTTTGAAGAAGCAGTTATTGGAGTAGGGGAGTGCGTTGGCGTGGACTCCCCCGTCATGGTGTATGACTACAATAAATGTCTGGCCGTGCTGATGAAGCAGCACAACTGGGACGTGGAGGATGCCGTTGAGTGGATGGACTACAACGTGCTGTCTACGCACATGGGCGAAGCCAACCCCGTGTTTGTGTTTCCTACCAAAGATTTGGCCGAACTAGCCGCAGAGCACGGCATTGAGGTCACTGAAGAGGATATATTTCACTAATGCAACGTATCTTTGGCCCTCCGGGCACCGGTAAGACGACTACTCTACTCAATCTCGTGGAAAACGAGTTAGCAAAAGGAACGCCGCCTAACCGAATCGCGTTCTTTGCATTTACCCGCAAGGCCGCAAACGAGGCCAAAGACCGTGCTGCCAAGAGGTTTGGGCTAGATCCCAAGAACGATCTGCCTTTCTTTCGCACCTTGCACAGTCTTGCGTTCAATCTAACCGGATTGAGGACCGACCAGTTGATGACGGGGCTTCACTACCAAGAGCTACAGCGTGCGACAGGCATTGAGCTAATGGAAGGCACCATGGATCACCTTAGCAATGCTCCTCAGAACTACGTTGCCGACGTTAATCACAGTCTGACCAAAGAAACGCCATTGCTTCGCCTGATTACACTGGCACGGCTGAAGAAAAACCTGCTCAAAGATGAGTACAACCTGAGTGGGCTGGACGAGCCGTGGGTGGAAGTAGACTACGTTGCACGCTCTCTGAAGGCGTACAAGAAGACACACGGCCTGTTTGACTACACCGACATGTTGGAGCTTTTTGCCAAGACCGCGCCCACTGTGTGCCCTACGTTCAAGCTAGCGATGCTTGACGAGGCGCAGGATCTATCGCCCTTGCAGTGGGACATAGCCCACGCGATTGACGGCAAGTCCGAACGGATGTACTGCGCAGGTGACGACGATCAGGCGATCTACAAATGGTCTGGGGCAGACGTTGAGCACTTTATCAATCTCGACGGCGGCAGCGAGGTTCTAGAGCAGAGCTACCGTGTTCCATCCAACATTCACGCCGTCGCAGAGCGCATCTGCGCACGTATCAAGCGCCGGTTTCCCAAGAAGTACCTGCCCAAGCCCAGCGAAGGCAAGCTACAGCGGCTTACTGACTTCAGCGGGCTGGACATGAACCACGGCTCTTGGCTCTTTTTAGCGCAAGCAAACTACTTTTTGTCGCCTGTGCAGCAATTTTTAAAAAGTCAGGGCTACTACTTTGAGTATGGGGGTGGTGTGCGCAGCGTTCGCGACAAGATACGCGTGGCGCTGTCTGCGTGGAACTGTATGCAAAACAACGAACCGATCTCTTTCGAGTCGGCCAAGGCCATGTACTCATTCATGTCAGGCAACGGCGTGCGGGTTGCCCGTGGCTACAAGAAGATTGTAGGCGATCCAGAAGCATTGTTTACCTACGACGACCTCAAAGATTTTAACGGGTTACTGGCTACGCCAGATATGGATTGGAGAGACGCGCTCGACAAGCTGCCCGACGTGGACGTGGCCTACATCAACGCCCTAGTGCAACGGGGCGAGGACCTGTCGGCGGAGCCTCGTATACGCCTGTCCACGATCCACGGTGCCAAAGGTGGTGAAGCAGACAACGTCGTACTGTTCACCGACATAACCGCCGCCGCAGAAGCCAGCATGGAAAGCGACCCAGATTCCATGCACAGGGTCTTCTATGTAGCCGTGACCCGCACCAGACAGAATCTATACACCTTAGAGCCTCAAAACTTCTACAGGAGCTACGCAATATGAACGACATGGTCAACTCACCGGCCCACTACGCTGACGCTGAGATCGAATGTATCGACGCCATGATCGCGGCTTTCGGCCCAGAGGCGGTACAGACGTACTGCCGTCTAGCCAGCTTTAAATACCAGTGGCGGGCGGGCAAGAAATTCGATGCGCAAGAAGATTTAAAAAAATCGATCTGGTACACCCGTTTTGCGATGGGTGATGATCCAAGGAAGACACATGCAGAAGGCTACTAAATTGCAATTCCCACTTTTTTCGACCGAATCCGAATGGACAGCGCCTTTTGAACTGGTAGACCTTACCGGTGCCAAAGAAATCGCTATCGACTTAGAAACGCGTGACCCCAACCTCAAGCAGATGGGGCCGGGTTGGCCTCGCAAAGACGGGGACGTTGTCGGTATAGCCATTGCCACAGAAGGCTTTGAAGCTTACTACCCTATCGCGCACCTTGGCGGGGGTAATCTCGACAAAGGACAGGTGCTGCGCTGGCTCAAGAAGCAGCTAGCGACCGACTGCCCAAAGATCATGCACAACGCACCTTACGATCTGGGGTGGCTCAAGGCCCTCGACATACCCGTAAACGGCAAGATCATCGACACCATGATCATGGCTGCGCTGCTGGACGAAAACCGCTTCAGCTACAGCCTGAACGCCCTGTCTTACGACTATCTAGGGAAGGCTAAGTCAGAGAAGCTACTCACACAGGCCGCAGTGGACTTCGGGGTAGACCCCAAAGCCGAGCTATGGAAGCTTCCTGCGCAGTTTGTAGGGCCTTACGGCGAACAAGACGCCCGTCTGGCTTACGATCTGTACAAATTCTTTCGCGTTGAGATCAACAAAGAAGAGCTAGAAACCATCTTTGACCTCGAAACGCGGCTCACGCCTTGCCTGATCGACATGACCTACCGTGGCATACGGGTTGATCTAGAGCGATGTGAACGATCCAAGCAACAACTTTTAAAAAGAGAGAAGCAAACCTACCGCGAAATCAACAAAGAAGCAGGCTTCGACGTTGAGATCTGGGCGGCAACTTCTTTAGCCAAAGCATTCGACAAGCTAAAAGTTGCTTATCCGCGCACGGCCAAGGGCGCACCATCGTTTACCAAGGCGTTCCTTAACGAGAACCCGCACCCGTTTGCCAAAATGGTGGTCGAGGCACGCAACCTGAACAAGATCCAAGGCACCTTCATCAACAACATCATGAAGTTTGTCTCCAAAGACCAGCGCGTACACGGGCATATCAACCAGCTTCGCAGCGACGACGGGGGCACCGTCTCCGGACGCCTGTCAATGTCGAACCCAAACCTCCAGCAGATCCCTGCTCGCGATCCAGAGCTAGGGCCAATGATCCGCAGCCTGTTCCTGCCGGAAGAGGGCGAACTGTGGGCAGCTATCGACTACTCGCAGCAAGAACCACGGATCTTGACCCATTACGCCAGCGTTTTCGGGGCGTGGAAGAACCGTCCGCTGGGCGGGGCGCAAGAGTTTGTGGACGGCTACACCAACGATCCGGACATGGATTTCCACACAATGGTTGCCGACATGGCAAACATCAGCCGCAAACAAGCCAAGACGATAAACCTCGGCATGATGTACGGCATGGGTGTGCGCAAGCTATCCGAGCAGCTAGATCTGGACATTGACGAGGCAAAAGACCTCACTCGCCAGTACCACAACCGCGTGCCTTTCGTGAAAGAGCTAATGAACGGCGTGTCACGGTCCGTGGATCAAAAGGCAGACGGCTCCCTTCGATCTTTGAAAGGCCGAAAGTGCCGGTTCAACATGTTTGAGCCACTGGGCTATGACGTGCAGAAAGCGATGCCTTTGAAAGAAGCGAAGGCTACATACGGCGAAACGGCTCCGCTGAAGCGTGCGTACACGTACAAGGCGCTAAATCGACTGATACAGGCATCGGCAGCGGATATGACCAAGCAGGCCATGGTGGATCTATACGAGGCGGGAGAGCGGCCCTTGCTGCAAGTACACGACGAGTTGGGTTGCAGCGTGCGGGACGTGGAACACGCCAAGCGGATCAGGGAGATCATGGAAGCTGCTATACCGCTGCGCGTACCCAGCAAATGCGACATTGATCTCGGGCAAAGCTGGGGCGAAACAGAAGAAGTATAGTGTTGCGCGGGTTATAGGATTGCCTTATAATCTCGCGTATGGATACCAATAAATGGAAATCAGTTCTCGTTCCGGTCCCCGTGTACCGGCAGATCAAAGAAATTGCGCAGTTGGAAGACCGCTCGATCAGCGGACAATTGCGTAAGATTTTTAGCGAGTGGAAAGAAGATCGTGCCCGAGAGGCGCGGCAGCTAGACGCTTACCGCGAAGGCTAACCCGTTATTTTTTTGTTTTGAAACCTGCGCCGCAGTTCTACGCGGCAGCAGTTGATGGTAGCCATCCACTCTTCTGATCGATCTGACGTAGCGTCGGGATATGCGACCAGCAGTGTCGCCGTGTCTTGCAGCCGCTTTTGAATGTCACTTATCTTGTCGGCCTTTGTTAATTCTTCAAACAAACTGTGCGTAAACGATTTACTCACCATTTAGCTTCAATCCTTCCAGCTTTTCCAACACCGCAGTCCAATTCTCTTTGACCTCTTGCTCTTGATCTTTGTCGTGCGAATGAAACCAAAAGCACGTGCCGATCAGGCCGTGTATGCGGGGGTCGTCTCTCGAAGTTTTTAAAAGTTGGATTAACATCAGCGCCTGTTGCGCGGACAGATTTATCGAAAGGGTTGCTTCTTCAATTTCTGTCTTTTCTGTCATGTGGGTTGTCCTCTATCGTCCTACTGTAAGTACCAGAACGAAGGAAAGCAGGTTGATCGCAACAATAATGCCTATGCCAATCAGGATGCCTAGTTTTACGCTGTCCTTGTCCACGGCGTTCTCCCGAAAAAAGCCCGCCTTCGGGCACGCGGACGGGAACGCGCAGGAAAGAGTTATGTTTACCTCTTGCCCTAAAAAGTCCCGCCTTTGGGGCACGCGGACGGGAACGCGCTTGGAGGGCTGTGATTGCCCAACCCGAACTGGTTTGCCCCAGAGCATATCAATTAATCAGACTCGACCGGAACAACCGATTGCAGTTCCACATCAAAGTCAAACTTGCAGGAAGCCTGCGACTCAAGCTTTTTACTTAGCCGCTTCAATCGACCCTCTTGCGCATACAACGTCCGATAAGTCGCATCGGCCCAGTTCACTGCTTCATCATTTTCATCTTCCATGCGCAGGTAATCGTCCCTGATTTCCATGGCAGACATGGACAAAAGATCCAACAAAATTGCGATGTCGTCGTTGTTCAGCGCCGTGCTCTTCACGGCACGCGGCTCTTGCGGAGGAGGCGTCTGGCTCTCACCGTCGCGCAAAAACAACCGAACGCGGTCCACGGTTCGCTCTGACGGGTTTTTGATCGTCCCGAACACGAAGCCCTTCATGGTGGCGTAGTCCACACCCACCGCATCGGCGACCGTGCGAATACCCGCCGTGATCTTCTTACCAGACTTCTCAGCCTCTTCCACGGCCAAAGAGTTCATCGCTGTCTGCATCTCATGCAGTTTTAAAAAATTAACCGACATTGCTTTCTCCTACGCCCATGAATTTGCACATTGCTTTAAATTTCAACATGTTAACGACCCTTTCTGGCAATCCGCCTTCAAGGTTGCGAACGATATCTTCTAACTCAACCCGCTCTGAATCACTCCACGTTCTTGGAAGTAGCTGCATCACCAGCACCTGATACAGGGCTTCTTCGGCGTTTTCTGGGCTTTTGTCCATGCTCAAGTTCATTCACCTTCTCCAACAAAGTTTCAAGTTGCTGTTCCATAAAGGACAGCCGTTCATCAAGACCAAGAACCAGCGTTACCACCTGCTCCGCCTCGTCTTCGTCAAAATTCAAAGTTATCTGCGCCCTCATGACGCAGACGCTATCGTTTGCACATCGACCACGTGGTCTGACCAACTGGCGTCGTCTCGCGCTTTGCGGATCGCTTCTTGCTCTGTCTTGGCAGATATGCTCGTCACAATACTGGTCTGGACGATGGTCACGTCCCATTTTTTGGTGCTGGACTCCAATCCGGTGACTGCGATTCGGGTGTGCTCGCTACCGTTCCAATCGACTTCCAAATGCTGCTCGCGGAGCGCGGTACAAATGGTTTGACCACATCCGCCCCACGCCAGATAGCACGCGCCGTCTTGCTTCAGACCTTCCGCGTCCTGCATGTGGTAGAAGACATAGGCGTCCTCTTTGTCTTCGGGG